AGATGACTTCGTTATCGCCACTGGCGGTCTGTCAGCACCGTTCTGGTTGCCCGTACTAAACCAGTGGATAGCACTTGCAGTGGGTATCCTGACCATCACGTATCTGGTCATCAAGATAATTAATGCGACAAGGAAATAGATATGGCAAGACCTGCGCCACCTAAAATACCCGGTGAAGATGCTATCAAGCAAATCTCTGAAGAGAGAAAAGAAGAGGCACGTATCAAAACGGATACTGAGCTTCAAGAACGCATGGGTGACCTAGCAGGAGAAGGCACGGGTGCGTTTGTTCCTGCTGTTAAGGTTGAGGAACAAGAAGTTCAAGACGATGAGTTGTTAAGCACGGATACTTACAAACTAGATGAACGTGATAAATTAACAGCAGGGCAAGTTGATACTACAAAGTTAGATGTTGAAGCACCTGAAAGGTTTGACGAATCCATAGGTCAAATCGACAAGATAGAGACAGTTAGCGATGACGTTGAAGCGTTAGGTCCAGCAGAAGTAGCTCGACAAGACGAACTAAGTTATGTTGCTACAGCACCTCAAGGCGAACTATCTCCCGGTGCGTACGCTGAAGGTGTTACTGAAGAACTTGATGAGAGAGCTACAGTCCAGTATCAGTTAGGTGAACTGATGCAACAAATAACATCAGGTGGTCCACTTCCGCCGTGGGCTTCTCCTGCTGCTCGTAAAGTAAATGCAGTTATGCAATCTCGTGGTATGGGTGCATCTTCTATGGCTGCAGCAGCCTTAACCCAAGCCTTAATGGAATCAGGTGTTCAGATTGCATCAAAAGACGCAGATAAATACGGAACTATACAGCTTAAAAATCTTGATAACAAACAAAGAGCAGCTTTACAAAACTCAATAAACGTTGCTTCTATGGACGTTGCAAACTTAAATGCTAGGCTTAAAGCAGAGGTAGTCAATGCACAGAACTTTCTAGCCCTAGATGTAAAAAATCTGGACAATGAACAAAAAAGTAACCTGATAACATATCAAGCTTTGACAGACGGACTTTTTAAAGACGCTGCAGAAGAAAATGCAAGACTTCAGTTTAACGCTAAGAACGAACTTCAGGTAGAAGAGTTCTTTACCGAACTAGGTTCGCAGGTAGAGACAGCTAACGCTAACAGAACCGCAGCTATGGAACAGTTTAATGTTGCTGAACAAAACGCTATGGCACAGTATAATGAAACACTTGCTGATAGCCGCCAGAAGTTCAATACAAACATGCAGTTTGCTGTTGACCAATCTAACGCTGTATGGCGACGCGAAACAAACACAGCCAATACTGCATCACAAAACGAAGCTAATCGTATTGACGTTCAAAACGAGTACAATGCAAATCAAAATGCCTTGAATAATATGTGGAACATGATGCGAGATGTTGCTTCTTGGAACTTTCAGAAGAGTGAAAATCTTTTGCAAAGGCAGCATGATATAGCGGCTATAGCTATGCAGTTTGCTAATACCGCTGAACTGTATGATAAAGAACAAAAGGACCAATTAAAAGAAAAAATTGGTGAGTTCCTTATGAATTGGGGAATGGATTGGGCTACAAGTGAAGAGTAAGATATGATTGATAAAATATTTAATTTAGCAACTGGATTCGATGATTGGATTGGTGCAGGCTTAGATTTTGTAGGTGATTTCGTATCAAAAGGAAAGTCTGGGATAGAGGACGTATTCGATTCAAATTCTGGATTTTTAGACATTGCAAGAAGCGGTTTAAGAACATATTCTAACATGCAAAAAAGGTCCGAAAGAGGAGGGGGGAGCCAAGGCACAGTTTATGGTTATGGTAGAGGCTTCAAACCCGAAAGATTTAGAAACCCTATGTACTCAGGACAAGGCGGTGCGTCTAGAGGTTCATCCTTTGGTTATAACATGCCTCAGATATCAAATGCCCATGCACGATTGGCGGCACGTATAGGTAGCGGGGGTTTGTCTGACCCACAGCTTGATAAGGTATTTAGAACTGCAATCAACTTACAGCAAGGAAGACGTACGATAGGTCACTCGGCTACAGGAATTAGCAGACGAGTTGCTCCAGCCCAGCCAGCACAGGTAACAAAGCAAGTAACAAGGCGATAGCATGGCACAGATGAAACCTCCAAGAGGCAGTATAGCGGCAATAGATGAGTTTGCATCTGCACCGCCGGGTCACTCCCTCACGCAAGACAATACACGATGGCCTTGGGGAAAGCCCCCTCAAGAAGTCAATCCTGATAGGGCATTAGCAGCAAGTATACGTAGCTTAGAAAAACCTCGCATACAGCAAGAATTGATAAAGTTGCTTATGGTAGGAGTTTCTGTAGAGGTAATCGTAGAGGGTATTTTAATGCAAGGGTTTACTGAAGGTAAGTTCAACCCAGATATCGGATTGTTGATGAAGCGTCCCCTTGCATTGTTCATAGCTGACATGGCAGAAGAAGCGGGTATACCTTATCGTTTCTTCGAAAACAATAACGCCTTAGAAGAAGGAACTATGGATGACGAAACCTTCATTTCTATGATGCAAAAAAATAATCCAGCCATGTTCGATATGCTGTATGAAAATGTCAACGCTGCTATTCGTGCTGGTAAGAAACCTCGTGAAGATAACTTTATGAACATGAAGAAGGAAGACTAGCATGTCGCTAATTCCGTTTTTTACAGGAGCCTTAAATGCTTATAATGACCGTTCGAGACTTGAACGGGAAGCTAGGTATGAAAAGGAACGTCTTGCCGAAGAAAATCGACAGGACTTTTCTAAAATCCTTGCGGAGTCGTATTTAGAAGGTAAGCTACAAGTAGATAAAGATGACCCAAAACAAATAGAGCTTTTTAAACAATACGGGCTAGAAAACCTGTTAGGTTTGCAAGTCCAAATGGCAAAGGCAAAGACGCCTAAAACAGTGTTTGGCACGGGTGATAACGCTGTTTCTTTTGGCTGGGACTACCGTGACAAAAAACCTTCTGAATCTGCAGTTTTAAATTTACGAGATTACAATAGTTCGTTTTCTAATCCTAATTTTTATAAAACAAAAATGGATGAGTTCCTTGCTAATCCCGCTGCTGCTCAACAGTTTGTTGGGACAGTTAATACTCAACTGATGCAGTATGGTCAAGACTTTCATTTTACCAATAGTTATCAAGACGGCGAGTTAAAAACTCCTGTATTTACAGACTACAGCATATATGGTAACGTTGTTAAATTTAAGGATGATTTGGCTTCTCAATTAGGTATAGACAATGAGTCTCGTGTGCAGCAGACTGTAACCGCAGCTATAAAGGCAGCTACAAACGGTCAAGGTCTCAAGCCTAATCAGATACTTGTGCCTACTAGAAAAGGTGCTGGTGGATTTACAGCCGAACTTCGAACTTTATCAGAGGGTGAAAAGGGTGTAAAAGAAAAGGCGTTTCTAGAAGCATTAGCAGCCAACCGAAATTACCCTAATGTTAGCATGATGTTATTTGACGCAAACAGTTACTCTTATAGCACAGACTCAGAAACGATTATATACAACCTATTAAATCACACCAAAGATTTATATGATGCTGGTGCAGCAAATATGCTCGAACGTTCAGACATAACTGTCACAGAGAATGTGGCTGATATCCTATATACGAACGTATCTCCTGAAGGCAATACTGCCCGTTTTGTAGATGCGCTTCTGCCCCTAGTGCCACAGCCACCAGAGTTTCGTGCGCCGGGTACTGTAGGTAAAACTGTTAAAGGTGAACAGGTCTTGCAATCTCGCGGCATAGACATGAAGAAAATAAAAGATAAAAACACCTTTGCTATAAAATCAAAAGACCTTGCAGGAATTATACGAGATAATGTAGGTCCAAACGGAACTGTTAAAACTGGTTTTGCTGGGCTAATTCAAGAGTTAGTAATTGGTGCTTTAGGTCCCGGTGGTCAGTTCGAACAGTTATTTAGCGGATTAAGTGCAGATGAATTAGAGTCAGGCACAAGCGCTGAAAGCCTAAGAAATATTGCTATCGAAACAATTAAAGCAGAAAATACTAGCATAAAAACTGCAAACGATATAGGTATAACTCAATTAGCCGCTATCCAACTTGCATATGCTCGTGCTAGGGCTGTTGATAACAACGGTAGACTTTCTAACGATGACTTTAAAATACAGATGAACTCACTTGTAGGCACAGGTCTATTTACAAACACTAATGTGGTGGCAGGTAAATTAAATAGAGTTATAATGGAAGCTCAACGTGATATTGAAGATACACAGTTCTATGTTGACTTTGAGAAGAAAGACGTTAAAGCAAAACAAGTCAAGGAACTGTTGTTGTATCGTAACATCATCGAGCCTGCTAGAAAAGCTCACAGAAGAAAAATAGCATCTGGTATAAACGTCGGCAGTAAACAGCCTCCGTCAGAAGGATTGCCAGCAAATGCTATTGATTTGGGCGGAGGGTTCTTTAGAAAACCCGGAAACAATACACAGGTATTTGATGCAAACGGCAAGGATGTGTCAAAGGAATACGTAGCAACTCAAGGGCAAATTGATTAATGGCAGAGGCACAACAAACTCCCGTAATTGTAGACGAAGAAGACGAGCAGAAAGCACTTCGCGAACAGAACCTTGAACGTGGTAATAAAACTGTGGGCGAGATGATTGAAGCTGGTGAGGTTGCTTTACCGAAAGGTGAGGGAACTGTAGAAGACTTGCCTACAACAGAAGAAGGAGTACCACGTCTTGATATCACTCCAGTTCGACTAAAGCCAAAACCAGAAGCAGGAACAGGTCCTCAAGTACGTGTTGTAAAAGATTTACCACCAATTCAGTTTAAATCTCTTCGTGAAGAAGCTACTGCCAGCGTACAGGAAAAGGAACCGCTGACATACGACAATGTGCTAGAAAAGTTAGACGCTGGCGATACTGTAAGTATTCAGACAGGGGGTGGAGAGACTCAAGTATACGAGGGTCCTGTCTCCGCAAAACTAGCTCGTAATCCTGCTGTTAAAAAAGAAATAGAACTACAGTTAGCAATACAAGATTCCCTTGCTAAAAAGAAACAACAGGAAACTGGTAAGTTCGAACCTGTTCTTCCGTTCACCGGACCACTAGGTGACGTAGACGTAAGCAGTGTTAAAGACCCTGAAATGCGGGACATGGCAGAAGAGTACGCAATAGGACGCAAAGCCCTAGACGATACTCTACGTCCGTTAGTCAATACAGGACGGCCTGACATTGACGCTGCTGTTCGCCAGTATTTTGTTGATGACTTCTCAACAGGTGACATGTTCTCGAACTTAGCAACACGCCTTGCAGAGACAGGACGTGCCATTCCAACCTTGCCAACTTACGCTGCAGACTTAGCAGGTAGTGCCGTAGAAGCTATACGCAGAGCTTATGACATGCAAACAAGCTTCTCTGATGAGTGGGCCGCATTAGCACCCAAGCGTCAACAGCAAACTAAAAAAGCCCTTCAAAGTATCGCAGATGTGTTGCCAGCACCAACAGCAGCGATGGCCTTCAACGATTCTATTCGCGAACGTGCTAAAAAGGAAATGTCTGACGAACAATATGAAGACTTTGCTTTCATAACTGATACAGTCACTGGTGAGAAGGTTGAGCGTGAGTTTATTTCAGATGAAGCTGCCTACGAAATAATCGAAGAAGCTTTCAATCAGATGAACATGGTAGAGTCTTTCGGCGTAATATTTGCTGAAAATATATTGGGCGGTGGCATCCTAACTAAAACAAAGAATCGCGCTGCGCTGGATTACGTTGCTCAGATAAAGGGCCGTGCCAAAATGATGGGTATTGCAGATGACATACCTGTCGAGCAGCTTCCTGCAATTATAAGAAAGCAGGACAAATCTTTTAAGCTTAACGAAAACTTATTCGACCTTGGGATATACAACAAGGGTCTTAATCAGCAGATGAGCGATGCTAAAGACCGTATAGATGACTTGGGTAAGCAGATGGAAGTAATAGCGTTACGACCTAATGGTCGTGAAAGTTTTCCGTATGCTAAGTTAGAGTCCGAACGAGACAACCTAATTAGACTTCGCAGAAGAAATCATGTAAAGACACGCATAAGCCCTTACATGGCTACCATTGTAAAAGAAGAGGGTGGCCTCGCATTAACCGCAGCAATAGGTAGAGAATACTTGCCGGGATTATTGGGTATGAATCCTGATATAGCAGAGATGACAGGATTTATAGGAGGTTTAGTCACAGGAAAATTTACCGTTCCTGCAGCTAAGTTTGTGGGCAGACAAGCTGGAAAGGTTACAGGCATAACTGGACAGGGCCTTGCCGCAATAACACCTGATGGTTTGTTAAACCCTACGACTGCTATTTTTCATAAGTTAACTAACGCTGACTTGACAGTGCAGGATTACGAAAAACTGTATTATCAACCTCGTCACGGCGGCAGAAAAATGAACTACAAAGAACGTAGGGCATTACGAGGAGCGTTCAAACAAGTCGAACGCATGGATGTTGAAACACAAGAAGAGTTTTTAGACCAACTTCAGCAGCAGCAAAACTTCCTTGACGGTGTTCTTGACATTTTCCCTGAAGGTCCACAACGCGATAGAGCTGAAGAGATGTTGGACATGTCTTTTGCAGAAGCATCTGGGTTGCCTCAAGCAATAGCTGCCTATCAAATAAGCACCGAAACTATGACTATGAAAGGTTTTAGAAAAGGTGGCATGACAGGAGCCTTAGAAGCTGCAAAGGCTGTTGATGCTAAACGTCTACGCACTGCAGCTATGATTGATGCGTTTGAAGAGCATGTTGCTGAGTTTGGAAACCCCTCTCAAACACAGGTTGTTACTGACCTAATACAGCAGACACGGAAAAGTCTTCTGAACATAGAAGACATGATGAATCAAGAGTTTATCAAGCTTAGTAAGAATCTTGACAGTATGATGGATGAAGCTGTATCTGATATTTCAACACCTCTTGAAGAGACATTTCTATATGATTACGCCGAAGCTAGAGAGTTTTTAGCACGTAGAGTTGGAACAGAAGAAAGTCAGGAGCTTACCGAAGTTGCACAAACTGTAGAAGAACTAAGGGATGCTCTGATAAAAACAAACGACTCACTACTCGAACGTTTTGATGGTGTGCGGTCTGTACGTAATAACAGACAACTTCATTCTAGCGCACTAGAAAGCGCAGTAGAGGGTGTCCTGTTTCAGCGTTATGGTTATCTGTCAAAGGAGATGGACGAAGCTTATATTACTTTTAGAAAGTTTCAAGCAGAGCGTGAAGTCGTACCAAAGATAGATATATCTCCATTCGTAGACGATATGCTAAGTCTTGCTGCCGCTGACGAAAAGAACATAACAACTTTCTTTGGACCTACTTCTACTTTCTTCTCAGGTTTCTTGGGCAGGAAGTCTCGTACGATGTTCGAAGCTATGACACGTAGAACTCTTGAAGAATTAGGGCAAGAAGAGTTGCAAGAGATGATGGTGTCTATTGTAGATAGTAGTAAAGGCAGACTAGAATTACAGGATATAGAAGCGATGATGATAAATGAGCCAGTTCAATTTGGTTTGTTTCTTCATCAGAACGGTAAATTAAATGTATTTGCTAATTCTACTATTGAAGAAGCAGAAGAGTTTCGCAGGGCCTTTCGAGACTACGGTCACAAAACATCTAATAAGGCTGTAGCTAGAGAGTATAAGACTGCTGAGAAACGCCTTGATGAATTATTAGAGGAAAGTGACGGCGAAGGATATCAGCAGCTTTTAGAAGCACGGAAAAAATATACACAGCTTAATGACCCACTCCGTGAGGGTTCTCCTATGAACAAGCTAATGAGGTCTAAGGTAGGTGATAAAATAACTGCAGACTCAGGACCCTACTCAGGAATGTTCAAGGGAGCCACGCCTTATGACATCGTAAAAGGAATGGGAAATAACATTGCCACAGCTATGAAAGGCGGTAGAGATAAAAATGATGCAATACGAAATCTTCGCACAAAAGAAATACCTGCTATGGAGCAGCTATTCGGCACTGTAGGAAATGACGGTAAAATGCGTATCGACCTTCGTACAAAAGAGGGTAGACAAGCACTAGACTTACTTGAGGAGATAACTGAAGCTGTTATATATGATGCATGGGCTGCTGACTTTTTAAACAAACAACCTGCAGCAGGAGTACGTTTAGGAGACCCTCGTGGTATTGGTTTTAAACAGTCTGTTATAAATGAACTTGAAGAAATAAGTCAAACGTTTCAAATTAACGTCATAGATATGGAAGGTAATAATGATAAAGCTTTAGTTGTCAATCTAACTAGCCTTATAGCTGAAGAGAAAGACATTGCAAAACAGATAAAGAAGGGTGGTCGTCTTTTTGAACGAGGCAAGAGAGCAGTAGCAAAACTTAAAACAGAAATAAAAGAAAAGTCTTCAGTAGTACAAGCTCGTCAAAAGAAAGAATTAAAGGCTATGCAGGGTCTACAGTCAATAACAAAACTGCAAGAACCTATGGCTTTCTATTCAGAGTACATATCAGGATACGGGGATGTAACAGAATTACGTAATATGTTTATGCGTGAAATGCCTCGTGACCCTGACCTAAAAGATTTAACAACTGAAGAATTGGGCAAGCTGTTTGATAATGCTGTTTATAATATGGTTTATCAGGGTATCATACAAATTGGAGGATACGGACCGAAAGCAAAGCTGGCTACCCGACAGGCTGTTCAGTCAGGGTTGCTGGGAGAAAACATCACGACATCAGAGTTTGGCAATGTACTTGGCGCAATTGGCGAGTTAGAAAATCCGCAAGTATTAAATAATTTGCAAAAGATAATGCCAGCAGAGCAAATAACTTCTTTAAAGAATATTTTAGCTTATCTAGCTAACCAAGAGACAGTTCGTATAGCTTCAGATGCTGCTGCAAAAGGGATGTCTGCAGCCTCTGCTTTAAGTAGAGCATACAACATAGCTAGAGGAATGGTTAGTCCTTTATACGTAACTTCAGAAGTAACCTTATTATTAGCTACTAAGTTAGATGCAGATGCTTTGCTTCTTGCTTTACAGAATAAAGATGCAGCAAAGATTATTGAAAAGATACTGATGTATCCAAAGCTGGTTACACCGAAGGAACTAACAACCTTCGACACTTTAATTACAGAATTTGTTGTTACGGACATTATCCGAAAAGGACAACAAGAAGCAACCCTAGCATACTTTGAAGATTATGAGGAAGCAAACAATGAACAAGAATAAAAAAATCCGTAAGGCATACGCCTACGGTTCTACAGTCAGGAGTCCTATGAGTCCTGATACAAAGATGATGTCAGATATGAATCCTATGGCTGACCGCACACAGAAGCAAACTGTGATTAAACAAACCATGCCTAGACCAATGGGTATGCCAAAGCCGCAGGAACGTAAGTCTAAGAACGTTGAAGTTGCTGCAGGTATGCCGAAGATGGCAAGTGGTGGCGAGTTGAAAGAGCCTAACAATCCCGGCCTGAAAAAGCTACCAGAAAAGGTACGCAATAAGATGGGCTACAAAGCCTACGGCGGTAAGATGGCTTCTAAACGTACCTACTAGAGTTTGCCATCACGTCATCTCCTATTTCTCGTAGATAACGAACGAGACTAGCAACCTTAAACGTTCCCTCATACTCTGGAAAACCACGTTCCATCGTCTTCACAAACTCCTCTGGGTCTACAGCTTGATAGTCCAGTTCAATATGCCCATCAGTGTTCATAACACATGTCAGGTTAAATAACTCAGCTTTAGCTTTCTTTGCCATCTTTGTAAGCCTTAAATACATCGGTGGAAAACAGTTTCTGAAGGCTGAGTAAATACATACGAGCCGCACCGTTATCCCCCCCGGATACGGTGCGTTTTTCGTCTAGGTTGTCTATGATACGTTTGAGGGATGGGACATCGAACACGAGCGTTGCAAAAGTCTCGTCGCCAATGCAGAGGTTGTGGAACCAGTAGTCGGACTTGGTTGCGTTGATGCCACTAGGTTTACCATAGCACTCGTATTCAATTGCTATGTTGCCAGTTCGAACCCACATGTCTCGCTCTGACTTGACCTCTATCTTCTTATCCTGCAGCATGTCAGCAACACGTTTCTCACGTACCTTTCCGTACTGCAGGTCTAGGTCGAACTTCTTACGGTCTGCTACACACGGTTCAAGACTCATCTCTCTTCCCCCGAAATCTGTGCTTGAAGAACACAATAATGTTAATCGTGGTATTGACAGTGATAGCTAAAAGCAACCACCACTGCCACCAGTTAGGCCAGTCTACACCATCTATCATGCTGCTGTCAAGTCCACAACTTCACAAACACCAGCCGTACAAGCAAGTTCGCGGGAACCGCTAGTATTGTCTTCTTTCTCGAACAGACTTAGCTGGTTCCAATCTAGCTTCACCCCTTTGTATGTTTGCTGCCACTCAAGATAGTCTTCCTTTTCAATATCCTGATAGGGAGCCTGCTGATAGGTATGGTCACTATGCGGTAAGAAAGATACCCCAGAGGCTACATCAAAGTTCTCATATACCCACGCCCCTACATCCATCCACTCATCTTCCTTAACAGAGATAGTTACAGATGGCTTGTGTTCGCACCAGTGCAACGCATACGTCTTCCACAGTTCTAGCTGTTCTACGGCTGACATCTGAGTTCGCGTTACGGCGTTGCTGGGAGACTTCATAGCGAACGAGAACACGGTAGTTGAGTCGGGCTTCATCACACAGCGTTCGTGAGGTACACCTGCCTCAATCATAAACTGTGTTAGCGGGTCTTTGTTATCGCCGCGAACTGTCCTGATGTAGTAATCGTTGTGCCGTGCATGAATACCACTAGCGGTATCGGTTAGTTGTGACACAGTACCCGACGGCTTTACACAGGTGATTGCAGCGGATACTGGGATTCCAAGCATGTTCGCATACTTGTCGTTCGTCTTGACGGCCTCCTCTCGCATCTCCTGTAGCCACCTTTTGCTGTCTACGTTCTTTGACAGAACTGCGTGGTCCATGATACCAGTTAAGGATACGCCCAACAAGCGTTCTTCTTCTGTGTTCTTTTTCCATACGCTCCTCAGATACTTGAAGTCTGTTAGGGTGGACTGTAGAGTTCCCAGTATGGTTGCTAGGCGAACCTTACGCTTCAAGCTAACTAGGTCATCTGTTTCGCGAACCATCACCTCTGATAGGTTACAGAACTGATACGGGCGTAGGATTATCTCAGAACATGGGTTAGTACCCCACATGTGTCCTGTCTCCCGCCGCCCATTCTGAGCAACCTGTTTGTCAGCAGCTTCACGGTTGAACATACCACGTTCACCGGACTTGCTTTCGTATAGAGCAACCCACTCTCTCATGAACGTACCAATCTCTGGTTTGCCTTTGTAGGCTACAGAGTTGTTAGCCAAGGCACGTTGGCCCTCGTTCTCCCACCACTGACCAGACTTAGCATGTGCCATTTGGTCGTCGTTCAAGTTCGACAGACTAATCAAAGCTGACCGTCTGACTCCTCCCACAACTACAATCTCACCAATCTTACACATCAAGTCGTGACACTCTATAGGAAACAGTCTGCGTCCCTGTGCTTTCTTGAAGGTCTCCACAGTAAAGCGGAACAGGTCATCAAGGGGCTGCGGCCCAGATGCTCTACCACCCATCGTCTTGAGACGCTCACCAGCAGCACGAACTTGTGACATATCCCACGTAGGAATCTGCCCTGCATACAGCAACGCAATCAGTTCGCGAAGTGACTTAGCCCAACCGGGCTTCGAATCACCAACCTTGATTACTGTATCTGTCTCGTGCATAGCGTCGCTAACTACAGGCAGCTTGTCTACGTTCTCACGCTCTACCGAAAACCCAACACCTGTACCACACATAAGAATATACATACACTCATCGAACGAGCGTGGGCTATCTACAGGAATGTAACTACAGTTGTATCCTGAGATGTTGTCACGAGCAAGAGCAGGGCCTGATGTCATCATGGCTCTCATGGACGGCATCACTTCGAGGTTTAGGATAGCCTCACGAATCTCCTCTACGTCCTTCTTAGGCAGTTCATAGTTGTGCTTCCCGCGAACCTGATTGACCATGAAGTTAACGTAACGGTCAACCGTCTCGTCCCAATCCTCACGGCGTTGCTCGGAATCCAGCCAACGTGCATAGCGCGACTTGTGGATAAATTGTTGATAGGTGGTTGGTAACATATTACTCATCGTCTTCTCTTTCCTTTGGTAAGTATACTGAAACTAGACTGCCGCAGTTCGGACAGTGTAGGTCTGTGACCATAGAGAAGTACGAACTTTCCTCTTCCATGTCGTGGTCACATCCCCAGATTAATTCTGTCTTACAATGCCAGCAGTTCATTCTGTCTTCTCTTCGATTAGCTTTTCGAGATACCACTGGGCTTTTTTAAGGTCTTGTAGTTTGCCTTTGTATCTGTATCGCCAGACGTACTTGATGATGTTCCCTTGTAGGTATTGTTCAAAGCCTGTACCCGTCGCCGCCCTGATTGCCTCAATGCACTCGATACCTGCCTGATTGTAGTGGAAGGGTTTGTCAACCATGTCATAGCCGCTATATGCCTCTTTACCTGCTTGTTCGTTTTCTTCTATCTCTTTCATGATGTTCATGTAGCTTGTCACCGATTATCTCCGTCTCCGCCTATCTTACCACGTTTGGCACGGTCATTTAGTTTGGCGATGTTACCTTGCGCTATGTGTTGCAAGTCATAACCAATGTCACGAGCCAGTGCTGCACAATACCATAGCACATCACCTATCTCACTTGCAAGCTCTCCCTTCTTGAGTTCGAACCCCTCTTGGTCATAACCGTCACGAACAAACTTCTTTACCTTGTTAGCAACCTCACCAGCTTCCCCAGCAAGACCTAGCGCAGGGTAAACTATCTGATGACTGTCAGGGTAGATAGCAGTCTTAACCGCTTGTTTTTGATAGTAGTTTATATTCCACTGGTCTTTCATTGCTTCTCTCCAAAGTCTACTTTAACTATGTTGTCCTCACGGGCAACCACCTTGTCTATAATCTCATCAGCTTTATCACTGTTCGATTCTTTCTTGAACGAGTTTGCCATAGCTACAAAACTAAGTCTAGCCATGCCAGCGTCCCACACACGGTCAAAGTCGTTCTCCATCATCTCTATGATACCTGACAAGATTACCATGCCAGCAGGCACACTCTCTAAATCAACTGTGTTACCCTTTGTGGTATCGTAAGCTGTCATCGAAAACGAATCCTCGTCCTCGTAGTTAAGAATAAGGTAATACCTATTTGGGAGCAAGCTGGCTCTTTCCACCTGATTGTTTATATCATCCATCTTTTAGCCACTCCTCTGGGATTGCTTTCTCTGCCCACACAAAGTTATGCTTGGTTGCCCAAGCAGCATAGGTGGTTTTACTACCTCTATAAATTTTGTTTTTCGCGTTGAGAAACACAAACCGGATATCAAGGTCTGGGTGTTGCTGTTTTATAAGCAACATCTTAACACGGTCCCCCTTATCTAAATGACCCTTGACTTCTATGTACAACTCTTTATGAGGAATGTAGAAGTCGGGTGTGTAATTACGGGGCTTTGGTATATACGTTAGTTTCTTCGATTCGTATTCGAATGTAATGCCTTTTTCTGCAAGGGCTTTGGCTATGTTGATTTCAAACATAGACCGATATCTTGTGTTTCTCATAATTCTAGCAGGGGAAATGATGTTTTCGCCAGACTTAGCCTTTTTAAGAGATACTGTTCTACTTTTGGTGTATGCTTTTCTAGGTAGTTTAGTTCTTCGCTTAAGAGCATTGTCGGTAGACATACAGTAACGCCCATCCTCAAGTTGTGATTGATTTGTTGAAATTCTTCTTCGATACGAACTATATCCCTAGCTTCCGTGTCGGAAATAAGATAGCCAGTGTCGGTATAGTTATTGCGTAGGGTGAGGGGCAATGATGTTTCCAATCCGCGAACATGCACGGTTGCTGGGTCACCGCCCCTCTCCTCATGTGACTCCACATAAACACACCGCAAGGCTGGATTCATAGTCAGCAACTTCCGTGGGTATGTCTCTGTGTATAAAAGGGGCATCAGATGCTCCTGTTGACTATCTTGGTGTACCAAGCTTTCGGTGGGAACTTAGCCTTAGATGTAACCTTATCGTGGTACTCTGCTTTCTTCCAACAGTGTTCCTTGAACGAACAGAAGGTGCAGGTCTTCGGCATCAGTTTGTTACCTGTGTAAATCTTCTCGCCTTTAACGGTGTAGGATTCGTCAACTGCCTCGAAAGGTATCTTGAACTTATCATCCTTGAGAAGGCTCTCCACGCGGCTCCTAGCGTCAGCAATGTACCTTTTACGGTCCTCTTCTTGGTCGGCAGGTGCTTCTACAAAATCCCACTCACCGGACGACTTGTTGATAGCTATCCAACCACCAAACGGCATGTCCTGTGATTCTGAATATAGAAAGCCCTGCATGATGTAACCAAAGGGGTCATCCTCTTTGATTACCTCATAGCCACCACGGTTCGAAAACTTGTTGTCAAAAGACCACGGACTAGTTGACTTGACATCCCATACTTTGTCCTGACCATCGTTTAAGATGATGTCTAAAGTTCCCTTAACATCTGTGTCGCCTAGTTTTAAACTACACTGTCGCTGGGTATCAACGACGGTAACTCCCGCAGCTTTCATGACGAACACGGCAACTGCCTCAACAAGGTCACCCATGAGGAAACGCATGATATCGTTATACGCAACCTCTTGGGTGTGGCCTTGCTTCTCCATCTTCTGCTGACACAGGGGACGGCCCAGACCTGACATACGAATACGGTAGCCACCACGAGATGACAACTGTTTTCGCAAGGAGTCCTTACAGTCTTCTCCGAACTGTTCTATCAGGTCGTCAAAGCGGGAAGAGTCAATCTCCCCCCGCCCTGCTTTCTTCAAGAAGTCCTGTACTTCCAGAAGGGCTATCATCCCGCTAACCGATTAGCAAGGTCGACATCTTCATCAGGCATAATCTGCTTACGAGCTTCTTTATGCTCAGAGTACAGCTTGGCATTAGACGCTGCAACCGTATCGAAAAACTTCTGGCAAAGAGCCTTACGCTCTGGAGTCAGAGGCACTTCCTTAACGAGAGATGGTTGCGGAATCCAGTAGGTCACCCCACCGTTAGCCATACGCTTAGTCTTTATTTCAACAAGGGCAGTTGGTAACGGTATCTTATTACCTAGCTTCTGCTGAATAAAGTCGTTCATAGGACGGAATCCAGAACGTTTAAAGTAACCGACGAAAGGTAGGTTCTCTACAGGAGAAGCTTCCCCTGCGGCGTTGACGGCATCAGCCATATCAAGCTGACCATACACAATCAAGTTACAGGTTACAGACTTACTCAGTAACAGGCGAGGGTCATCATCATCGAGAGCTTCTTCCTCTTTACGGGTAAGCCTACCGCATTTAAGACCACCAGCATTATCCTCGAAAGGCTCAGTCATCTTCTTACGCTGCATCGAACGGCAGGTAAACGTCTGCTCTTCTTGGTCGTAGATACTATACTCGTAGGTGCGAACCATAGGATTAATAATCACAGAGTCAGCAAATACGTTTTCCGTACCATTCCATACCTTCCACGTACCACGCTTCAGGGTATGACCATCTTCGGTATCAGCATCGTAGTTGATACGAAGAGTGGTTGGGCCAGACTGCTTGGCTTCGGATATACCATCCTGACCAAGAGCAGCAAGCAGAGCAGCATTATCGTCAGTTATACTAACAGCAAATTCGTTTTCTAAGTTACCCATGACATTCTCCATTGGGCTAAAGTTGAACGTAAAATGATTATACCTCAAACACAGCTTCCAAGTCAAGCCAGTTTTTTCCCATTTTTAATTCTATTCCGACAGGCATACTGTACTCCTTGTTATACCTACGTTTTGTCTCCTGCGGCAAACACAGCATGGCGTTGGACATGACCTGAACACACTGGTCTTCTTCGCCGGGATAGACATCAATCACAATCGAATCGTGTACTGTGTTGCAGATAACAGACCGCATGTCCTTCATGTCGTGGTGAAGTTTGACAAGAGCCATAGGCAATAGGTCTGCAGTGGCAAAACCTTGTACAGGGTAGTTACAGATAGCTGTGCGATTGGTAGCCGTACCCCACTCAGTCCATTTGGCATCTGGGAAAGCATACTGTCTGCCAGATGGTAAGGTAATCTCTTTCTTGGTCACCGCATCCTTTTGCAGGGACTTGTGCCACTCAGTAACGCCACGATACTTCTCCTTAAAGGCTCTGTAGTAGCGTTGCTGGTCATCTGTGCCACTAACACCACCATACAGCGGCTTGAAGGTGTGGGCTTTTGCTTCCTGTCTTGTACAGCCTATAACACTAGCAGTGTAGCTATGAACATCTGTACCAGCTTCTACATCTGTTAGGATGCCATCATCGTTAGCAAGGTAGCCAGCAACCCTGAACTCTAGTTGACTGTAGTCACCTTCTAGTATCTGTCCACCTTCGAATCTGCTTTCTACTGCCCTACGAATAGCAAAGGTAGAACCACGAGGCATGTTCTGGAAGTTTGGATTGCGAGAAGACAGACGGCCTGTTGCCGTAACGCACTGCATGAACTCTGTATGGATAAAGCCGTTGCTGTCCATGTTGTTCTCCATCCCCTCAACAAAGGAACGCAGATAGGTTCGCAGGGCAGAATATCGTATATATGACTGTGCAAACTCACGAGCATCACCCCGCAAGGACAGTGACATGTCTTCTAGCGTTTCCTTGTCAGTCTTAAAGCCACCCGCCGCAACATCAAATACGTCACGAGGAAGCA